GTTTTATTTTCTTAATAAATTTTAAACGAGATGGATCACCAAAAGTTAAACTAGGACTGTAATACTTAAAACGGTAGGAATCAGTATTGTCTTGATAGCCTTTGTATTCACTGATACCATCAACAGTTCCTATATACAACGTACCATCTTCAAGACGTTCATAGGCAGTAAAAACAGACGAAGGCCATCTTGTTACTCTAAGAGAACCGTCTTCTAAAGGAGACCTTAAATCAAAACAAAAAGTAGTTTTTCTTCCTACAAAAGAAAGTAAGTAAAAGCTTTCTTCAGGACTATAAATACATCTGAAAGACAGAGATTCTTTTTGTAGTTCATTAATAATGTCTTTTGTTATTGTATTAGACAATGTCCTCATAGGCATTGACTTTTCTTGTACGGTTCTACCAAAACTTCTTAGGCCGCTATGAGACAAAAACAACACATCAGTTCCTGTATGATGCACAGTATCACGGTCAACACAACCTACACCTGCTACAGTATCAACCAGTGACATAGTAGCTGGTGCTTGCGCTCCTTGGTAAACAACAATGCTGTGCCTACCGAAGATAATAAGTAATCCGTTATGTGCCGCTAAAGCTACAATCTCGTCATAACCGTCAGGCCATACTTTAGATATGTCAATGCTACCACTAGTGCCGCCTGTCCATTCATGACCAATCAACAGATCAGACCAGTAAACAGTAGAGTCATTTAAATTAACAGCCCATAAACGACCATAAGCAGCTAGTACTTCGTCAGCAAAAGGAATACCTGATAATCCTCCAGCAACAGTAGACATCTTTTGTAGAGATGTGCCGTTGTATACAAGAGGTTCGTGTCCGTCTTGGAAAAAATAAAGGTTGTCGTTAAAGTCTACTATCTTCCAGTTATCATCAGTAATGTTATACGTTTGTGGAAGATTGGCAGACTCGTCTACTAAAGTAGTAGTACCACTAAATATTTTATTGTCGCCTACAGAAAAAACAACAAAAGTTTCGTCAGTCTTTTTAAATTGCTTTATAGACCTAAGGGGTTTGTTGGCTGATAGGCTACCTTTGTTTGTAGTGACAACTTCATATCCTTTACGAGAAGCAATACGACCACGCTTATCAATAACGGCGTTGTCTGCTACTTCTGCAAACGAAGGGTCTTGAGCAATAGGAGAGTCTTCAGTATTAATACCTTTGAAGGCTGGTGCTACAAGATTGATACTGCTTAATTGTTGTGCCATATTAGATAGTCCTAAAGATCATCTCTTCTGGGTGCTTTGCTGCATCAATAGCAATAGCGTCGGACAAGTACTTATCAGCAATAGTAAAGTATTCAGCAGTAGAAGTACCACCTGTCTCACCACGTTCACGAGCAAGCAACGCTACAGCCATGTGAATCACAGGCTTTGAAGGAACCTTTAACACATCAGTGTTATCAGTCAGTTCTGCTTGTCGCTTAATAACATCAAACCTAAGTGTCTGAGATGCATTAGGACGAGGACTAACAAGTACCTGAGTGTCGCCGTTATCATCTAAACCATCAAAGGTGTAGTATCTAGGTGCGCCTTCTGTTATGTCATTAAGATATAGTTGCTCGTTAAACCAGTCTTTTGTTTGATAAGCTAAGTAACAGTTCTCAGTATCGTTTAAAGCTGACATTACTTTTACGTTGTCACCACACCCTGCCAAAGAGTGTTGATTATCGCCAGTAGAAACATTAATACTAATAGTAGTACGTAAAGCAGACCAGTCGGTTGACTCCTCTACCATTACTTTAGCGTCGTTAATGAAGTCACCAACCATCTTTGCATAAGTAGATTCTGTAACACTTGTTACTTCTTCTTCACGCAAACGACGCAGCACGTTGTTCATTATGTTTAGGTATGTCATTTCAAGTACTCACTGAATAAACTACTTATAATAGGTGCATTAGGAACAACAGCCTTAGGCAAAGCTACAGGGGTGTACTGAAGTCTTCGCATAAAAGGAGTAAAGTCACCTGTAGGTCTTTGTACTCCAACACCAGTAGCCGAAGTAGCGCCACCGCTCCCAACACCAGCTAGGATGTCTTCAGTTTCTCCGTCGTTAAGACCACCACCATAGTCGGTTCTTTGACCGGGTTCATCAAAGACTGAGTCAATACCCTCGTCATCTCCTAAGAGTAAATCAACATCGCCTAACAAGTCACCTGCCGTTACTTCTTGAGCATCATCTACTGCTCCTCCTATTACTCCTTGTATACCTCCTACCGGATCTTCAGCAATGTCACCAATAACTCCCGGTAGGTTTCCTGCTAATATATCCTCTAGAACCTCTTCTACGGTCCCTATAACCATGTTAGGAGAAGAAGAAGGTAAGCCCGGTATGCCCGGAATAAACACCGTACCAGAGCCTATAGGAGCGCCTGTGGGGAGATTTACGCCTACACCAGCACCAATGTACTCATCAAAGATGGACTGAGGTGTGATCTCTGGTGCGTTTTCCGCTATCCAATCTAGTACTTGTTCAACAGTGCTTCTGTCGTCTTCTTCGTCTGTATCACCCCCAGATATAGCAGCTAGTGCAGCATCAAGAGCATCCTGTACTGTTGTTACTACGCCTTCAGTAACTGTGTCTACTGCTCCTTCTACTACATCAGTAATAGGTGTAGGGGGATCTTCTTGACTAGCTAACCATTGATCCCAACCACCAGCATTTTCTATCTGCTGTGCAACTTCTCTTAGCTCATCAGGCGTTGATGTTGGACCAAAGTCTCCTCTGATTGCTGCAATAGCCTCAGCAGACACGCCTTCAGGTATTCCTTGCTCACCAATAATAGTGTCGTAGAGAACTTGAAAGATACTATCTTCTCCTTCAATATCTTCTCTTGGTCTCATGTCATCTTCAGGAAGAATTTCCATATTACGATCAGAAGCACGAGCAGCAGTCATAGCAGCATCCTGAGCAGGATTACGAGTATCCATCATTCCAAACGCAGAAGGGTCTGCTCTAACAATACCACGCTCAAAAGCTGTAGGTGCAGACACACCACGAGGGTTTGCTTCTCTTATAAACCTTTCAGTATAATGATAACGAGGATCATCAAGTATAGACATAGTTATTTTTTCCAGTTAGCCAGACCACGAAGGCCAAACGAGGCCGCTACAGCAGCACCAAGGAAACCTTTGTACCACTCAGGCATAGCTTCTAAGGCAGCAAACCCGTCCATAACAATAGGAACCATACTAGGGAAGAACGCTAGTACACACGGTATTGAAAACAACAGTGTAAACCATTCGTCTTTCCAAGAGTTAGCTGCATTGTTAGCATGGATGTTTTCCCAGTTACCGTCCTGCTGTATAGCTACCATCTTAGCTTCATGGACAGCTTTCTTCTCTTCAGCTTTACGTTGGAAGTAACCACCAACAAGATCTGCTACTGGACCAATAAGAGTTTGTATCATCGTATGTACTCAGCAAACACAATAGCACCAAGGATAAAAGGGTACAGAGCAAAAACAGCTTGACGGTTACTAGCGATGTCCTTAGTTGCTGTATCAAGCTGACGTTGGATCATCTCATAACGAACAAGGCATTCCTTCTCGTGTCCTTCTAAGCGTGCTAATAATTCTTCTGTTCTGCTCATCCTTTAATTTCCTTTACCACTACTGAAAGTAAACCAAAACTAATTACTGAAAGTACCACAGCGAATAAACTTAAAAGCATGTTTTCTTTTAGTTCTTGCTGTCTGTATACGGTGTCTTTCCTTTCCTCTACTATCTTTCTCTTTAACTCACGGAACTCACGTAGGCCGTCGTCACCGTACGCGTACCGAATCATTAACATGATCTCTTTCTGTTGCTCTTGTATCTTCTTCTTTCGTGCAAATGCTTTTACTGCCTCCGCTTCTACACTCTTACTAAAAACTACTTTTCTAAACGGTGATACTTTTGTTGCTTTCTTTTCCTGATAGAGAACATCGCTGGCATGTCCGTACCACTGTGCTATCTGCCCCATCGTATCTTCTACTGAGCGTCCGGCCTGAACCATCCCCTGCACCATGGCAAAGGCTTTGCTTGCCCCAGCAATGGCGGTTATAGGATCTATCATTAGACAGGTACTCGACCAACTATTAAGCCCCCAGCTATGTCTAGATCTATTTGATCTTCCATCTCATGTACTAACGCTACAGTTGCGTCCATATCAATAACACCATCAACACGAATAATAGGTACTCGAAACGGTACAGGCGTGTCTTGCGTAATAGCTTCAGACTCAATTGTGCCTTCAAGGTGTATAGCATCTACTGAAGGAGTATCGTATATAAGTGTTCTCATGGTCTAAAAGTTACCTCTATATCGCCTGAGCCATCCCATTCAGCATTTATGTTAGCTATTTCAGTACTGTCTAAACCGTTAGAAGCTGACCATGTCCATCTACGTACATAACCTCCGCCTATTGTTGATGTACTAGCTTCTGACGTTGAAAGAGTTGTAAACGTACCGTTTGCTGTAAATGAGAAACTTGTAAACTCGTCTGCGTCTATTGCATTAGCAAGCCCAGAACTAACGTCAATTATAAAAGACATTCCAGAAGATGAAGTTGCTCGATAAACAGACTTTATAGACATGCCTGTTATAGTGCTTCCATTCACACTGGTTGGGGATACTGAACCTGTAGGTGTGCCGTCTTCGTAACCATAATAGGTTGCTTGCGCTAAACTTTTAATGCCTTGCGTAACTGTTATAACAGTACCAGCACTAGCCTCATACCATTCGTTAAAAGACATAGAAGCGCCAGCGGTCTTGCCAATCAGATCTCTAATATCAGAGTCATTGATAGACGCAAGCGTACCTGTAGTACCTCCTGCTTCTACATGGATATCATCAAGACTAATTGCACCGCTACTTTGTAAGGCCATTAGATAGTACCAAAAGCTGTGACATTATCGGCAGAAGTAATAGCGCCGTCAGTACCTACCTTAAATACTTCCGTACTGTCGTACTCAAACACTAGCTCGTTGGTGTCAACCTTAATTATCCAATCACCAATAGACAACGTAGTTGCTTTAACCTGACCAGCATCGCTATACACTACAGCTTTCTCGTTAACTACAGTTCCAGCAGTAACGCCAGCAACAAGATTAAGTTCGTCAGTAGTAGCAGTAACTCCGTCTAACTTATTAAGTTCAGCAGCCGTAGCAGTAACCTGTGTTCCACCAAAGTTAAACGTAGTAACAGTAGCAGTAGGGATTGTTACCGTACCTGTAAACGTAGGAGTAGCTGTATCAGCTTTAGAGTTAATAGCACCTTGGATAGCTAGAAACTCTGTTTCAAAGTCAGCGCCTTTAATAACTTTGTCTGGATCGCCAGTGTTTTTACCGTCCTTAGCGCCAAAGTCAGAAACGTAAGTGTAAGTACTCATAACCAAACTCTCATAGGTGTCTCAGGTGTAACCCCGTGCGTCTCGTCAAGCGCCTCTACAGTCTCACGTACAGCATCTCCCACGAGACGGATGTTAACGTGCCAGCCTGCCATTGGTGCCATCTCAGGGTACTCGTTACCCTCGTCGTCAGTCAGCATAGTGCCTGTAGGCTCGTGTAGCGTCCCTACAACGTCGATAGCGTAGTCATGGCTATGAGTCACCATGTAGGGATCACCGTCCTCTACCTGCGTTTCTACGCCTTCCTCGTCCACGTTAGTTACGTAGTCCTGTCGGTAGAACGCAGACAATACGGTACTCATATCTGACTCAGCTGATAGTCGTAGATAGAAGTCACGCTTGGGTGCTTCGATGATTACTTCTTCTTCTGTCATTAGCTTGTAAGCTCCTGTAGTTGTGCGTTAGTCAGGCGACGTGGGTAGTACTTGATGGACTTGATGTGGCCGTTGGCGTATCTCGAAGTGTGGTCAACGCCTATTTTTAGCGTTTGAATTGCTGTTGGTAATGCACTGGAAGTGTCCTCAGTGCCTAAAGATCCGTTAGCGGATGAGTTTGTACTGGTTGGGCTAAATGCAAGAGCTGTAATGGCGACTTCACCAGCATCAAAAATATTCGCGTTATGACCATCGGTATAGTATTTTGCAGTATCTACACCGCCCGTTCTTATAGATTGCCATCCATCGTTAACTAAAACACCTAAATCGATTCTATTATTAGTGTCTTCTACAAGCTGAACGAAGGCGTTGTATTGCGATGTTTGAGGGCTGATTATTGAAGACGTAACTACAACAGTCCCAGCACTCTGGTTATACCCAAAGTCAGCCACGGGGATAGACGCTACATCGGCAGAGCGTGTTACACCACTAGAGGTGCCTTCGTTCTTGATGTAGCTGGTGGGGAAGGAGCCAGCTTCGAGTTGAGCGCCCCATATGTAGTAAGTGCCTGTTTGCGTATGTGTAGAATATGTATCATCTGGGTATGCTTGTATTTGAAAGTGTCTAGCCGCTGTTGCTTCTTCACTAGTGTATCTAAACCAGCCGCCGCCAACTTCTGTGAGCGTTCCCGCACTTGCAGTTTTAGCAACTAAATCAACATTGTTTGCTTTGATTTTTAGGTTAGTGAACGTACCTGCTTTAAGGAATACACTTACAACCCCAGTAATCGACGTGTTATTAGCGTAAATTCTTCCGTTATCGCTGACAGTAATTAAAGACGCATTTGAAATGCCAGACGGTGCCGTATTGTTGCTTGACGTGACTGCCACGTTCGAATCTTTTATGTAAAAGGATTGCGTGAAGTCTTCAGAGTAAGTCAGAAGATTAGTCCTCTGCTCCTCCACCAGCAGTCCCAGCCTTACACCGTCTGCATCGTACTCTACACGGGAGACGTTCTCTGGATGCTCGAAGAGGGTTAGGGTGCCGTCTGGTTGATCGAAGAGGACTTCTTTGACGCTTACGTTGTCGTACTCTGAATAAACACCTGTTGTTGTGCCTGATGAGGCGTAAAGGGTTATATATGCAACCGATGCTGGCGCAACAAAAATAAAACGAGTAGTTTCTCCGTCTGCTTGAGTAATGTCGGTT